TTCAAAACCTGTTGATACAACTGTAATAACAGGGTCGTTATCTAACTCTTCAAGTTCTAGTGTTCTCTCAAAACTGCCTGTAATCTCAGTAACCACAGGGACATGAGGCATCCGAGTAATTTCTAATGTGGCATCTACCCCACTTATGTCAACAAAGGCGTGGACAACAACAGATAAGGCAGTGAACTCTGTACTTAGGTCAAGACCTGTTATGCCTTGGTTCATGTCTACAGAAGCTACAACAGACCCTATTTCACTTGTAGCCTCTGTACCATACACATAAGCTACCTTAGCTACACCTACAGCACTAACTTCTGTGGTTAATTCCCCGGCAGAGTCTACAGAGGCTACATAGTTAAATCCTGTAAGGGGTAGCGTACCTAACTCTGCTGTGTGTTCTGGTAGGACGTAAACACTAAAGTAAGACCCAATGATAAGGGTTACAGGCTTAATATCGTCTTCTGCTGTTAAGTACAAACCTGTTAGAGATACAGAAGCATGTTGACGGGCTATAGGCTGATCTGTAACTTCACCTGTAGCCTCTACACCAGAAATCTCTTGGGTGGGCTGTTGTACAGCAGTAAGCCCTAAAAGGCCAACTTGTCCTGCTGCCTGTACACCATCAACAGGGGCGATAGTAACAGGTACTGATGCAACTCCAGTACTAGCAAGAGTTGCGCTTGAGAGTGGACTAAAACCTAACATTTACCCCTCCCCAAACTCAAGTGTTGTATTGCCAGACTGTGTCATTCGTAAGGTCCATAATATACATTGAAGACCCGTCCCTACTAAATTCCACTGTCTGTCGGGAGCCTGTTCCTTGGCCTGTCAAACTGAAAGATTTGTTACTATATGTTGCCGTTGAAAGATCATTGGCCTGACTCATTTGGTACTGGAAAACCACTGAATTACTATTATCAAGCACAAAAAGTTTACTTCCTGAAACATTTAATGTTGCGGATATAGGGTTATTCATTTGCGAGGAAACGTCGAGAGAGTTCTGTGAGTAGTACGCACTACTTAGAACAAAATTGACCCCTAAATTATATTGGTAGACGGTTTTTTGACTCTTGGAAACAACAAATATCCGAGAGCCATCGTCACTTAAGCAAAATCCAAAGGGGTCAGTGGCGGTTGCTGAAGGATCAAATGTAAGTTCATAATCTGCGCTATTAGCATCGAAAGCGTCTGGTGAATCGTATTGGTAAATTTCGTTATTAGTAGAACAAAGCACGTACATGTGATAACCATCACTTGAAAAACGAACTTCAAATGGGGTTGATGCTTGCGCTGAAACAGACTTGGCCGTATCATACACTGCTGTGGATACGTCAAAAGCTGGATCAAGAGTGTACTGATAAACACGATCATTTGTACTTCCAACGACATACATGGAACTGCCATCAACGCTAAATGCCAAGCCTCTTGGACTTGGTTCTTTATCAGAAACGTCAAAAGACTTGTTAGCGTAGGTTGCGCCAGATAAATCATACCCAAATTCTAAAACTACAGTAGTATAATTGGTCGCAGTCATTACTCCATCAGAGGCTTTAACTCTGAAATTTATGTTTCCTGCATTGCTTGAATTAGAAGACCCGACAATACTATAAACACCTGTACTTTGGTCAATTGTTGGTGCTGACGCAAATTGTGGCGGCAAACTACTACTGTCGTAAATAGTGTTACTACCTGTTGCATAAGCATCCCAAGAATAATGAAGTGGGAACCCACTTTCGTCGTAAGCTTTGGCGGTTAAAGTCACCGCAGAAGAGCCGTCAACATCTAACTCTAAGCGCTGGGGAGGTGTTGTCAAAAATTGAGGTGCTACATTCCCTGAAAAATCCTCTGCCGCCATAGTAACAAATATTATAGCATTGCCACTACAGGTTAATGCTGCATTACTATTACTACTCTCTGTAACGGTACGAACAAGAGTGGTGCCAGAGGCAGTGTACACCCCTGTACCAATCTCCCAGTTATCTCCGTCTTCTATGGTATAGCGTACAACATCTGTGTCTGACACCCCTGCATCTGCAAAGGTTTGATACCCGTCAACGGCAGTGCCAAGGGTTATATCCCCTGCACCACCACTAGCGATTGTCATTTTAGCTCTGTTGACTAGCTTTACCATAATACGTTAGTCCCTAAGAGTTTAAGCGATACGAAGGATAGCGTTGTTGCTGTCTGGTGTTGGGAACTGTACAGTAAAGTCACCAGCAGTAGCACTAACAGTACCACCAAAGTCGAAGGTAGCGATTACGTTATTGTCTGAGGCACTCATGCTTGCGTTATACAACACACAACCAGCAGCAGCTACTGTAACACTTTGGAATACTGCATCGTCAAAGTCTACGATAGCTTTAGTACCATCAATCTTAGGGTAAGTTACAGAGTTACCACCAGAGTCTGTAGTAGCAAGGACAGCCTCAGTTCCTGTCGAAAAAGTATCGTATGTACTATCGTAACCTGTACCTGTAACTTGGTCAGATGCAGCAGATGGATCAGCTTGCCCTGAGTACTGAGGTCCGCCTGTGAGATAGGAGTATGAACCCATATCTGAGTCATAGTCTCTTGCTGCGCCTACTTTAATTAGTGCTACACGAAAGGTATGTGCATCGAAGTCATGTGAACCCTTAAGGAGTTCCTGCTTGAAGTATTTGCTTAATGCTGTAGTAATAGCCATTATGTATTTTCCTTGTTGTCTTCTTCTGCCTCATCGGACAGGTCAGTTTCAGTTGCGACCTCTGTAATAGGGTCATAGTTCAGTTCAGCTATATCCATAAGGTCTTGTATAACCTCTGGATGATCACTGACGTTAATGTCTGCACCGTTAAGGTTACGAAGGAATGCTGCAATCTCACGTAGGTCGTGTGGGGCAACATCACCAGCCTTGATACAGGGCATGAGGTCGTAGTTAAGTCCGTTAAGCTGCCATAGTCGTTCTACTAGCTGCTTATTAAGCACATCGACAATAGCTTGGATGTAACTCTCTAATGCACGTAGAAACAGGTCAGTCTTAGACTTGGAGAGTGCGTATGATCCATTGTTACCCCCACCGAGCATAAGAAACTCAGAAAGTACAGAACGGGCAATGTCATGTTGGTAACGCCTAACAATGGGATCAATATCTACATTACGATTGCCATTGCTACTCATTAGTTCAATATCTACAAGTCTAATGTTTGTAGGGGAACCATCCTTGTCAGGGTAAGTATCACTTGGGGTAATTATGTACCCTTGTTCATTAAACTTAACATCACGGAGTATTTGTTGTAGGTTGCCTACGAAGCCACTCTGGGCCGCACTTGCATCTGAAGACAAATACTCAGAAGGAATACGAGCAACTGGGATACCAGCAAGTTCACGTTCAACAGCTATAGCCTCTATACTCTGTAAGTTATTTAGATAGACATACGAGGAATAAGCATTGCGGAGGATAGAGCGGCCACTAGGATCACCATTAAGAACAGTAGTACGATAGTAAAGGCTCTTAGAAGTTGGTATATAGTGTTTTCCTGATCCATAACCTACGTCCTGATAAATACCTAGTACATCACCGCTTTTATCTTCTACATCAAACCTAGAGATTGTCCAAGGCGCACGACAAGCAATTTTACGAACACCCAAGCGTCCATCAGTGTACTTACTGTTTTTCTTAGGCGATCTCTTAGTTGGGCCAACCCTGCGCTTATATACGACCTCAAACCAAGCAAAGCCATACGACAACGACGATAAAGATTCTGCAATGTGATCGTCAAGACTGTGATCCATATCATCAAAGATACTTTCCACAAAGTCAGCTTCACGTTTAGCTTCCTCAGTATCATTGGCTGGTTCCACCTTAAGTTTGACATCTCTAAGTACTTGTTCAGCAGCATACATAACCGCACCAATAGTACTGTCATTATCCCGCATCTCCCGATACTTGCGAATAGCGTTCTTACCACGTAGTTCAGGTATAAACTCATCTGCACGTATTTGTCCAGTACGAGTGTTATCACCAGCTACACCAAGAATACTCTTAGCTGCACCTTCCGATAGTCGCTTCTTTGTAGCCATATTAAATTAGCCCTTTGGCACTAGAGTACGCTAGTTTAAGTTGTGGCTTTGCGTAACCATTCAGACTTAGATCAGTGATAGCCCATACTAGAGCATCTAACCTGTCAGGAGACCCAATAGAACCTAGAGGTTCCCACTGTACCATCTGATCCTCTAAGTCGTTCAATCCTCTTACATGCTTAACTCTGTTTTGTTCATATAATGCTGAAACTGGTTCTGCCCTAGCCATCTTACCCCTTGAGGCATGTACTAACCTTACTGGCAGTGTTTCATCTTCTGTGTGCAGTGTATGTCTTACCATATCACCACCTTGGTTTCTCTCAGCTACAATCCTGTCAGCTAAATGCTCATGATATAGTTCTACAGCCTTAGATGCCCACTGTTGGGGTGTATAACGACCAGTATGATCCTCTAACACGTAAGCTGTACCATTAACGTCTACACCAGCTACAACAATACCTGTCATGTCACTTTCAGCATTAGAGGTAATAGCCGGGTCAATAGCGACAACAATACGATTAAGAGTTGGAACCTGATCTTTCTCTACTTCACACTTAGCTAGTAACGACCTATTCCATAATGCACCAGATGCCTCATCAAGTACTTCAGCATATAGTTCCTGTCTACCTAACCTAGTTCCCTCATATGTCTTACGCACAGCATCTAAGAAGGTATCAGCTAGGTTAGCACTGTTATCGTATGTGCTACCTGTTGTGACATGTGTTTTCTCATCATCTAATATGGTTCTCAGCAGCTTAGTTGTCTTAGGTGTAGTAGTAACAAAAGATACTGGGTGTCTACCTAAGCGTAATCCAAACTGTGCCATGTCCCAAGTCTCTTGAGCATTTCTCCATGCACAAAGTTCATCTGCCCACATAGAGTATGCCTGTGGTCCCCTAAGTCTCTCCGGGTCTTCTGCACTAAAGAACACAGCCTTAGAACCATTAGCCCAAGTCATTGTGTTATTAGTGGGAGACCAAGTAGGGTAGCCTAGTTCCTTTCCTCTGTACGTCTTATCGTTCTTATGACAGACATTCATTAGTCCAGAGTCACCTTCAACCATAACTCTACGAACATCACCCTTAGTTGGTGCTACACAGTGAACGATACGATCATTCTTCATAATCCTGTGTCGTACCCACTCAGCACCAGCCCTAGTCTTACCCCAACCACGACCAGCTAAAGCTACCCATACATTCCACTTACCATCAGGCTCTAACTGATCAGGTCTAGCCCAGAACTTCCAATCATACTTAAGTTCTTCAGCTTGCTCCGGGGAGAGGGACGACAAAACAGAAGCTACCTCTGAGTCAGGTAACTTCCTTAAGTCCTCAGCCGTTATCCTCATGCTCATCAGGGGTATTCTTTCCTAGTCGGGTCATAATCTCTTCTACAGCGGAGCGGTCTTCCTCTTCTTCACTACCAACTTCCCGTTCCTCAACAGTGTTAGTAGGAGACCAACCCCCCTTACTTCTCAGGTACAACTCAGCAGCTTTAAAATCACCAGCTAACGCTTGTTCAACGACAACATTACCAATAGCTGATGTAGTATCAAACTTCACCTCCGCTATGTCCCCACCATACAACTTATAAAAAGTAGATGTAGAACTAGGAGCATGAGAATATTTCTGTATGGATGCCATAATATCTTTAACTGACACACCACTACTGATGCCCTTACGGACATGCTTACCTATAATAGCACTATATGGTAGTTTCTCTGCCATGAACTCTGAACATCCTTCAGTCCCGTACATGATGACTAATACATCACAAATAATAATACAACAACAATAAGTATAACTCCCTCAATCATCGGCATGATCCCATCCTGTAATTCTAACTTGTCAGTGTTCATCATGGTTGACTAAGGGAGAAGACTTTAAAACAAGAATATAGTTGATACCTAGTATTCATGTAACTACTAATGTATAGCTGTTGACTATAAACTATAATAGTAATAACCATAATAGTATAATACTATATAGTCTCTTTACCGTTGTAGTTACATCTGCTATACTTTAGTAGGTTGTCTACTACTATATAGCAACATTTTTTAGACTTACGCAACCCTACCTAAATAACTTTTTCTTATGTCGTTGATAACACACGAATCTTTTTTTATTTATTTTTATGTTGTGTGACATATTTATCACACTTGCACTTCATGGTTGTAGGGTCAAACTAATTTTCTTATTTTATAGATATGGGTGGATAACCACGCCGCTCAAAATTATACCCCATAAAGTATAGGGTCCCATACTAAAGTATATATTGACATACCCCCGTAAGAATAACGAATCACTCCTGGTGTGACATAATTGCAACACTTTAAGCTATTGACACAAGTAATTGATACGAAACACAAAAGAATCATTGACAAAAGTAATTTCTTGCGCTCGACGGGCGAATCGGCAATGCTATTGATAATCATTCGCAACTAGGGTCAAAGCTGTAATTGAGAATGGCTCGCAAGTAATCACAAGCTAACATACTGAGTCGGTGCAATAATACCCCATGCTGTCTCGCTCGATATAAGCGCCATACAACAACACAAAAGAAAAAAGGCCCCCACCATATGGCAAGGACCCGAGTCGTCGTTCTATGAGGCTATTTATAGGACGTTATTAATGCTTACTGTATCCATTGCCG